ATTTTTATTTTGTAAATAAATAATATAAAATATATAAATATAAATATACTATCTACAAAAATGAAAGTTTTACTTAATGTTCTAATTATTATTATAATTCTTCATATAATTTTAAAAAATTTAGAAGAAAGTTTTATAAATTTTAATTATATTTTTGATAATAATAAACCAATACCAAAAGATAAATTAAGTTTCCTTCTAGATGAAGATAGTGATGATATTCCAAGTGTTAATGCAATTGATCCAAAACAAGATCTTCTCAATTATGTTAATACTAAATTAGATGTTAATGAAATAAAACCATCAAATTATTTCAATACAAATGATAATGTTCCTAATTTTAAAACAAATGTTTTAGATATTAAACAAGATTTTAAAACTATTCCACAAAAACCAATTAATTTACCTATTATGAGAGATAATATGACTCTTGAAAAAGATAATGAAATAATAGATAAATTTTCAGGGAATACTATATATCCAGCAAAATTAAAAGGTATAACAGATGTATATTCAATTGAAAATGTTCAATGGAAATATAAAGATGAAATACCAATGAATGGTGGAAATTTTGGAGGTATAACAGGTTATGATGATTTAGATAGTGATTATGCAGTCTATGATACTTCTATTTTAGAAAATTCATTTCAATCTAGAATGGACAGACTAAATGATTTAGATCCTCAACAAAGTAATGATTTCCTTAATAAATAAATATAAAATTATATGCAAAGCAATCATATACAAACTAATCCTATGCTAAGCAATCGAATACAAACTAATCAAATAAAAATTGATTTAAAGAAAATATAATAAAATATATAATAATATATTATTATTGAAAAAATGACATATAGATTAGATGTTAGAAATAAGTTTTTAAATCTTATTAATGATGAAAATATTGTTAATAATATTGAACAAGGTATCTATGATTTTGTTGTAAATAAATGTATAAAAAATAATATGGTAACGAATGAAGATAATAAATATTTTAAAAGACATTATCTAAATAAAGCAGTATCATTGTATGATAATATTGATAAAAATTCATATATAAAGAATGAAACCTTAATAGAAAAAATAATAAAAGGTGATATGGATGCATATAATCTAGCAAATCTTAAACCTCAAGAATTATTCCCAGAACATTGGAATGAATTTATTGAACGTAAAAAACTTGAGAACGATATTATCTATTCAAAAAAATTAGTTCCAGTAACAGATCAATATTATTGTCCTAAATGTAAGAAGAATTCAACAACATATTATGAATTACAAATTAGATCATGTGATGAACCAATGACACTTTTTATTACTTGTCTAAATTGTAATTTTCATTGGAGAAAATAAAATTATAAAATTATATGCAAAATAATGGAATAATTTATAAAAAGATATATTTCTTTTTATAAATAAGAAATAATAAAAATATTTATTGATTATTATGTTCTAATAATTTCATAACAACATCATTAAATTTGTTATCTTTTTCAATATCATCAATCAAATTTTTAATTAATTCTTTTCTAACTGAACTATTACCATCCATAGTTCTATTAATTCTCTTAATTATTGATACTACTTTTTTAACAAAATAACGTAAATCATCTGGATTAATATCTTTTAATTCTTCTCTTTCTTCTTCAATTTTGTATAAATTTTCTAAAAATTTAATCATTTCTTTTTTAACATTCATTTTCATATTACTAGATAAATTTCTTCTATTTACTATAATTTCAACTTTTTGAAGAAGATTATTTTCACTATTATTTTTATTATTATTCATTTTATTTATTTTATTTAATATATTTTTTTCTATTTTTTCTAAATCAGATATTACAGATTCTTTACTAACATTATATTTTTTATTATTTAATTTATTTAATTGATCAGATAATTTATAAATATTTTTAATCAATAATTCTTTATCTTCTTTACTTAAATTATTATTTGATTGTTTAGCATACATATTATTTATTTTATTATTATTAACCTTCATAGTATTCATTTTATTATTATTAATTATATTGTTATTAACTTTCATAGTATTCATTTTATTATTATTTATTTTATTATTATTAACTTTCATAGTATTCATTTTATTATTTTCAAATTCAGATTCTAATTTTTGAACAGATTCAATTTTATCATCAGGAATTTTAAGATTTTTCTGATTCATATGAATTGTTTTAATATCACTATCTTTATCTTTTTTAGTATTATTAGCAGTTTGTCCTGAAAACCAGAAACTCATTTTATAATATATTATATTATATTATAATATTTTATCTACATTAGTATAAAAATAAAGAATTAATTATTATTAGAATATTAGATTATAAATATTTTTATATATAAATAAAATTTTAATGAGATTATTATATTATTCAGGCATCATATTGTTTATATATTGGTTTTATAAAAAATATAGAGAAAGAATAATTACATATTATATAGGTCTAAAATATTTTCCAACAATAAAAAATATATATGGTAAAATATTTAATAAAGAAGATATATTAAAAGAGTTTGAAAAAGATCTAAAATATTTTAAAATAGATGATTATATAGAGACAGTTCGTATCTATGATATAAATGAATTAATAGAATTTTTAAATAATTTTTATAATGAAGAACATTTTAAATTTGATTTTTTTTATTGGATTTTAAATCAGAATAATCCTATAAATAATTTATCAAAATTACCAAATAATACATGGCATTATGGAATAAAAGTAGAGAATAAATTAATAGGGACATTAATAGGAAGACCATGTTTAATATCAATAGATAATAAAATATTAAAAACATTATATTCAGATTATTTATGTATTCATAAAAAGTTTAGAGGGAAATTTGGTTTAGCGATGAAATTACAAATGAAATTATGCACAGATTCAGTAAAATATGATTATGATACAATATTATATTTAGTAGATAATAAAAAATTATATCATAGAACTTTATTATACATAAAATACTATATATTAAATTGTAAAAAATTTAGTAAAATATATGATTATAATGAAAAAGATTTAGAAAAAGATTTAAAGAAATATAAAATACTTAAACCTAAAAATACATTGAAAGCTTATAAATTATATAATAGTTTAGTAAAGGATCAAAAAAAAATATATCAAATATTATCATTAGAAGATTTTATACAAATATTCAAACCACAAAAGGATATATCATTATGTTTTATTTCAAATGATACATTTATATCAATAATAATAAATAATTTCAAATATAATGATAAAATAGTAAAAATACCAAAATTAAATATATTTTTAACAAAAAGTTTTAGACCAGAAATAGAATTAAGTAATATATTTTATATCATGAATCTTTTAAATTATCCAATAATAATAATAAATGATACATATTATATAGATCAGATAAGATGGAAAGAATATTTAGAATATCAGGGATATAGTAGTTTAATTTTATTTAATTATAATATAAAAGATAGATTAAAATCAAATGAAATCTGTTTTAATTTTGTTTAGAATTTAATATCACTAGGTATAAATCCATTCATATAATTATTCAAACTATTAGGACCTAAACTGAGATTTTTATTTTGAGGTTTAGGAATAAATACTTGATTAGGGAAATATCTTAAATAAGAAGGTTTTAATGATACTAAATAATTATTAATTTTGATATCATTATTATTATTAAATGTTAAATACTGTTTAAGATTATAATTAGTTTTATTACTGGTTTTAATTTCAAAATTAGACATATTAATAAGATATAATTGAATACCTAATTGAATAGAATCATCTAAACGCATTTCAATAGTTTCATCAATAGGTTCTAATAAAGTAATATTAGTTTTATTAGTTTTAACAAAACCAACAACATCAACAATAGGTTTTCCTTTTACAATACCTTGATCACCCATAGATTGATTATAAGGTATATGATTAATAGTTTGATTTTCTTTAGATATAGTAGCATTTATTAAAAAGTCCAAATTTTGATTTTGTGTAGGATAAATATCACTAATAATAATAACTTTATTTTTACATAAACTAATAGGAATATTTTCAATAGGATTATTATTATTATTTCCAATATAAGCATAAGAATTACCTAATAAATTATCACCGAATGCTTTCATAATAGAATCATGTAAATCTTGAGTTAAATAGTAAAGATTAGTTTTAAAATTTAATTTAAAATAAATTAAGAAGGGTAAAGTATATTTTTTATCAATAATTTTTTGATTAATAATATTAAAAACTTTATCAATGTTTAAACCTTTACCAATAACTAATTTATTGTCAGAATTGATATTAATTTCTAAACTAATTAATCTAAATCCTAAATCAAGATTTTTTTTTAATATATAAATACTTTCATAATATCTACCATTAAGATTTTTATTAATATAAGGTTTATTACATCCAACAAAATAAAAATCTCTAATAAATAATGGAATATTACTATTAGTATTAGGATTTAAAGTTTGATTATCTATATCATTAGGAATTTTAATATCAGGATAGTTTATACAAGTTTCTTTACTAATAGTTGAAACTAAAGTTCCTAAAGTTTCAAAATTATTATTATAAATATTTTTAATTAAAAAACTAAAGATTAAACTAATAATAAAAATAATGATACAAATAAGTAAAAAATAGTATAAAATATTATTAGATCCTCTAGTATAAAATAGTAAGGCATTAGATCTAGCATAAATGAAAAAAATAACAACAATAGTAATAAAGATATAGGTATAAATTTGGAAAAAACTATTAGATGATAATTTCATATCTTTAATTGTTTTATTATAATTATCTATGTATTCTGATATTTCATCTAAATTTTCTACTTTAATATTATTACTCATCTCTTTATTCAGTATATATTGATTACTATATTATATTATGAATAAATTAATCTTATTTTATACATAAAAGAAAAAAATAGTGTTACTAAAAATTATATATAATTTATATAGAATGAATAATTTACAGAAGCGTTTTTTATTATTTATATTTGGATGTATATTAGTTAGAATTTTATTTGTTATACTTGCAAAATATATAAATATAAAATATTTACCGATATTGGGTTATATTAGTTTATTAGTTTCGATTGGATTTTTATTTATATATTTTATGAATTTACGTAAATCAGGATTGGAAGTATTTGGAGATAAAATATGGTGGAATAATCTTAGACCAATTCATGGAATTTTATATGGTTTATTTGGATATAATGCAATTTATAAGAATAAAGATAGTTGGATTTATTTATTACTAGATGTAATAATAGGTTTAGTATCATTTTTATATCATCATTATACGAGTGGAAATTTTAGTAAAATCTTTGATTTTGATTTTTAATTAAATAATTATTATTAAAGAGTAGGAATATTAATTTTTTTAAATTTATAATTAGATTTAGAATCTTTAGATAAATTATGATTAGGTAATAAAATATTTTTATATTCAATATCTTTAGTTATATTATTATTATTATTAACTTTAGTAAAATATTTTTCAAAAAATTTATTAGGTTTTATGGTATTATCATTAATAGT